AGCCTGTTCATCTTCAAAAAGGAGAGAGGAACAGATCCTACAATCCGCTTAATTAAATCGGATTTTTTTCCAGAGACATCCAAATTGTTTTGCAATAAAATAGATTTTAACTCATCGACTTTGAAAGCAGAGAGATCCGCTTCCAAAGGAACAGAAACGATATATCCTGCACCCCATAAGTGGTGTAGCAAAGAGTTAAAATCAATGTGGTGTGCCGTCGTCCAGTAGCGCCCAATGGATGGTTTGTTGAATTTTATTCGTTCAATCTGTGCGAGAAATTCAATATCCCAGTATGAAAAATTTCCTGTATAAGCAGGGGATAAATCGATATTTGAAAGGTCGATTTTTGATAGATTTGCTGCATGATCGTTGTTGAGCTTTTCGATTTCTTCTTTCGTTTTAGGTTTGAACTGGCTGAATGGAATAATATTGCGCCGGGGACGGGGGCCAAGCGATTCAAATGTTATGGCTTCATTTTTCTTTGGGTGAAACAATTTACTTAGGAACCCCATAACCTCACAACCCTTTCTGTTATTTATTCACGGATTTCGGTAGATGGCTGGAATCTGCTTGTAAGCTGTCTTACTCTTTCCAATGGCGTGCTTGCGCCGGGAAGGAGTGAGAAGATGCCTGCATCGGATGAGCGCTCCAGACATGGAAATGTGCTTGATGATGTTCTTCGGGAAGAAATCAAGGATTTAACCCCGGAACAGGTCAAGCAGGTGCTTGAGTACATCGAAACGCTGAAACAGCAGTAACGAGCACCAATGGCGCGGACAGGCCCTCTTTGGGAGCCTGTCCTTTTGTTATTGGCGCAGGAATTTGATGAAGCGGACGTACTCTATCACCTTGCACATTTCATCGTCCGTCAGATCGTGCGTGGAGTCCATGAGCCGCCTCTGCAAAGCGGAAAGATTCGATTCCGGGAAATCTACATCTCCCCGGAGATAGGCTTCAGATACGCCATAGCGGGTGGCAATAGCGGCGATGTCCGAAGCGGTAGGAACAGATTTTCCCGCTTGCCAGCTTGCGACAAGGGTTCTGCTTTTCCCGCACAGGCGCGACATAAAAGCGCCCGATGAACCGTAATGTTCCATCAAATCGACAATGCGTTGGACAGTAATCGTCATCCTTTTTACCAGCTTTCTTTCTAAAATCTTGTGTAATACGCTGAAATCCAACACTTGTTAGATTTGCGGTCTTGTCGTCTAACAGGTGTTGGATTATTATATAATCACAGTCAAACATTTGTTGGACTGCATGAACAACAACGGAGGTCGAAAAATATGAAAATGGTAACGTACAAAGTACTTAGCAAAGCGATGCGAGAGCTGACAGGGCAAGTCGCAGAGCTGGATGAAGCCATTGAAATCCGCTTGGTGTTTGGTGAAAAAGTTAAAATCACCATTTCGATGGACTGGGCAACAATGGATGCAGCGCGGGCCGCAGAACTCGCTGAGCATCTGGCAAAGGCAGCGGAGCTCGTGAACAACTTCAAGTACGCTGGTTATACGATTGTTAGATAAGGGGAATGGCCATGAAGTATTCAGATATCAACAAGATGTTCACGACAGAGGTGAACAAGTACTTGGCGCAGGGATATCGCTTCAACACCGCAAGCATGAATGGGAGCCAAGGTGAACTGGCCAAGGTCGATTTGACCAACGGAACTGAGATCATCCGCATTGTGGCTCGCACTTTTTCCAAGGAGTGGGATAAGCAGGGCGTTGAGCTGTTCGTTGGCCGCGTGGCCGAGAAAGAGGGCATTCGGCCAGATGTGGCCTATTGCGTCAACACGATTTGGAACGGACGCTTGGAACAAGTCAGCAGCCAGCGGTTCTACGAGGTGAGCGGCTACGGAGATCCCGACAAGTTCTATGGGACGGAAGCGGACGCCGAAGCGGTCAGCAAAGTCCGTATGAGCCGCTATGCGCAGAGGCCGAGCCGCAAGGCTGAGGACATGACCAACGCTGAAACCATCAAAATTGCGGTGCGGTTCATTCGCCGGAAGCTTGGCATCAAGAACGTGGACAAGAAGCGCATTGAAGTGTTCCGCACGCCTGACCATCGACACATCATCAATTATCGCGGCAAAGCATATCAGCTCAACAACAAGGAGGTTTGACTATGTATTGCAACAAGTTTTTCAGAACCGAAGAGGAGGCCAAGGCTTTCAAGAAGTCTCACGGCGGGGCGCTGTACAAGAACATCAAGGGGAGTCACACTCGGCAATCGTACCGGGTAGAAGCGATGATGGCCGTGCAGGGCGGCTGGCTCCGCAGCGCAGAGGTAGATTCGTACCCGTTCTGTGTTGCATGGAATGGTGAGCCGCTGTCGGCCGGAAAGGAGATTTGAACCATGAAAGTGCTGAAGATTGAGCCGGGAAAGGCCCCGGAACGCATTGATATTCACAACGAGCTTGCAACCTTGCAAGACGCCGTGGGCGGCTACATTCAGGTGGTCTACCCGGATCCGCACCGCCCGGTGGGTTTGGTCTGCAATGAGGAGGGCAAGTGCTGCGGGCTTGAACTGAACAGAGCCTTATACCAAAACGGTAAGCCCTACGACATCATTGCCGGCACGTTTTTGGTAGTTGGGCTCTCGGCAGAGGACTTCACGGATCTGCGGGAAGAGGATGCAGCATATTTTGAGAAGCTATTCCATTCGCCGGAGAAGTTTAAGTACTTCGCAGGGCGGCTGGTCATTTCCAAGGTGGTTTCTGGCGGGGCTTGATGGCCCCGCTTTTTTCGAGAAGCATGCGAAAACAAGCAAAACAACCAAATGCTTGATTTGATAAGCAAAACAAACAAAACAAGCTGTTAATGTAAATGTTAATGTTAATGATTATGTATGAAGACTATCGTCTTCATCACGCGCGGGCGCGCGCGTTATATAGCCGACGACGACGAATCCAACTGATGAAGAACGGGGTCGTCGGTGCGACCAAGCAGGTAGTCAACGGAACAGCCCAGATGCTCCGCGATTGCAACTATGGCCTCCATCCGGGGGAAATAGCCACCAGACTTCATCGACGACAGCGTGTTCTTGTTCAGCTGGCAGGTTACGAGGATGTCTTTGACGAGGAATCCTTGATCGTGAGCGGTCTTTTTAATACGTTCAGCAACTTGAGAAGAAGTGAACAATGGAAACATCTCCAATCTGTGCAAAAGATAGAATCCAAAGAACTTTTGATTTTTGCGTTGAAATCCAAAGAACTCAGGATTATAATATATCTAACAAATGATTCAAACATCTGTTAGATAGAAAGGACAACATCATGAAGAACATCACTTTTACCTACGATAGCTGGATGGATGGTGAGCAGGGCGAAGCCTGCATGACCGTCATGGTCAATGACGAGCGGGCAGAAATGCTTGATGCAGCATTCAACGCCCCGGCAAAGCTCTCCAAGACCAAGGTTCTCATTCTCAAAGATCAGGCAGAGCGTCTGTGCAATGCCTGTGAGTGCATCCGCGGTCGGGTGTACGCCAGCGACAGCATCAAGATGGTTGAAGTCAAGGAGGTCTGAGTTATGAACATGAAGTCTTACATCGCAACTTATTTCCGCCACAACCCCCAGTTCAAGAGCGGCGGTTATGAGACCACCCGCAAGATTACGGCTGCGTCCATTGCGTCCGCTCGCAAGAGAGCGCGTGAGATCACCGAGCACTGCGTTTACGGCAGCATGGAGCTGCTGGATGTTCGAAAGGAGGTTTGAGCCATGACGAATGTTTACATCGACAGCCGCCGGGATGGGTACTCGCCCAGCCAGTGCCACGGCACCATGACGGTGGGGGAGCTGATTGACATCCTGAGCCAGTACGATGAAGACCAGCCCGTCTACATCCGCAACGACAACGGCTACACCTACGGGAGCGTCCAGCTGGACAGCGTTACCGAGGGAGAGGAGGATGAGGACGAATGAGACTTCTTATTGAGTACACCTCGCATGGCCGCGGTCCGGCGGCTCCGCAGACCTACACCACCACGCTGGACATTGTGGACGATGTGGCGGAGCGGCTGTTAAAGGCCAAGACGCCGTACACGTTCCGGGAGCGGAAGTACTGCACGCGGGAAGCTCTGATTCTTGCATTCCTGATTTACGACATCGAGAACCTGCAAGAGCGGAGCTTCGGGGACAACGACCAGATTTTGAGCATCCGGCGGGATGGCCGGAGCTGAGGGAGGGCCACACGATGAAGTTTGTAGCGCCCATGGCTATATGGGAAATCGTTGGCGGCGACCTGCCGCCCATCCGGGTTCGCGCCCGGTCGTTCGATGAAGCGCTTGCAAAGGCAAGGCTTCGCAATTCCGGCTATTGCGCCGGCTGGGTCGTTGAGGAGGACTAAGCGATGGACATCCTGATTAAGCATCAGACCAAGGACGGAGAGATTCATTTCAGCACGGTGGAGTCTTGGAAGCCCACCGAAGACGAAGCGATGATTGAAGCAATCCGGGATTTCAAGAAGACGCACACGGACGCCCGAATTCTTGAAGTCCGAGATGTCACTCTCGGCGCAGGCCGCAACTGGAAAGAATAACCCGCCTGATGATGGCCGCCGGTATCGGCCGAAACCATTTTCGTGGCATCACGAAGATGGTCGCGGGAACCAACACCGCAAACCAAGGAAAGGAAGATTCACATGAAGTATGAGATCTACCAGCTGAAAGAGGACACCATGGAGCAGGTAAAACTGCGATTCATGGCGTCCGATCAGGCCGCAGCGCTGGGCGGCATCCATCGGGAGAACTACCGTCTGGTGTACGAGGGTAATGTGGAAACCCGAAAGGATGCACAGCAGACGCTTGATGGCCTGTTCCGCAGAT